AATCCCTGCCACGGGTGTAGTGATGGCAAAAGTTCTTTTTGGGTGCTGTGAAAGCAAACAGGAAGCCCTCGCTACGCTATCTATAAATATGAGCAAGACATATGAAATGATTATGATGCTTTACGACAACGTAGAGGAAGAAGCTGAGGACGCTTCAATCCAATGAAACGAGTACGCATCACGACAAAGATGCGGGCTGACATTTTCATGCGGCACGGGGGCGTCTGCCATCTGTGCAGCATGAAGGTGATCCCCGGCGAGGATTGGGACGTTAGCCATGAGATTCCCTTGGAGGCAGGTGGTGCTGACGATGCTAGTAATTGGCTGGTTGCCCATCGTAAGTGCCATAGGACTCATACTGCTACTGTGGATGCTCCCTTGATCGCGCGAGTTAAACGTATTCACCAACGCCACATCGGCGCAAAGAAGTCCAAGTCTCCATTGCCGGGTGGTCGCCACTCAAAATGGAAGAAGAAGATGGATGGAACAGTTGTCAGGCGTGATTAGCAAAGTTGAGAAGCACGCTGCTTTTCTCAGGAGATTATATGGCTCAAGTTTTGGCGTCTTCGTTGTCGCCGCTTGGCTGCGCAGTCTCAAGAGAACCGTAACTATACATCCCATTGACGCCGCGCCTTTTGGCGAGGACCCTAATAAGTACGTTGACGCTGGCGATCTGATTAGCACCAAGGAAAACGGAGAGTCCTCACTTCTTGAGGTAAAACACATAAACACAGATTTCACATGCCTTGAGGACTGGCCTCACAAGGATATGATCGTGTCAAACGTCAAGGCGGTTGACAGAAGGCAGGGGCAAGTGACGGCATATATAATGCTAAGTAAAGATGCCAACTATATCGCTATCCTGCCGGGTGAAACTAAAGGCAACTGGAAGAAGATAAAACGTTTTGCCAAAAATACGCAGATGGAAGAGGATTACTATGTGTGTGATCCCGCATTCTGCAAATTCGTGTTCATTGGAGAAAAAGAATGAAGCTGCTTGTCACAATGAACATGCCGAGCGCGCAAGAGTATCTCGTTCACCAAATGACGGTTGAGACTGACTGCGAGACTCTTGATAAGTTTATGACGCGATTGAATGAGGAAATCTTCGTCAAAGCGCGTCTTTACTATAAACGCAAAGATCACATGACGGGGGAGGTGGTATGGGAAGATAGAGGTGATATAGTCTTAAACACCGCGCATATCGGTAAAGTGCAAGTTTACTTTGAATACGGAAAGGAACAATGAAATGACTAATCATGCAGAAATCCTCACAAATGCTGTTCAAGCCTTGAAGGAACGTGGCCAGCAATACGGCTCTGTTGAATTGTGTTTTGACCGCGCGAGCAAGTTGGCAGCTATCCGACTTAACCGACCGGTCAGCATGTATGACGTTGCGATCATCATGTCGTGCGTGAAGCAAGCTAGGCAGACAGCAAATCCGACGCTTGTTGATTCATGGGTTGATGACGTAAACTACACTGCTATCGCGGGGCAGTTTGCTTCCGCACAGTTTGACAACATTGAGGATGACATCGCCGCTATGGCAAAGCGGTTTGCACCGAGACGGGAGAACATCAATGCGCAAGATAGTAGCCCTTACGGCGGCAATGGCTCTGACGGCAACAAGCCTGATACACCCGCTGGCGGCTGACGAATCAGCAGCGGATTTCTTCCGCAAGGACCGTGAATACTGGAGTAAGGGGCTTCGTGCCCCTGAAACTCCCTCTTGGGCTGGTACGCTAGACCTAAGCGCCATGGTCCCTGACCGCTCTAAGGTGGCGGGGATGGTTGCCGCTGAGGCTAGGAGCCGTTTGGGGCAGGGGCGCGTTGAGGACGCCCTCCGGCTTACCAAGTTGGAAAGCGGCTTCAGGTGTCACGTCCTTGGCCCTAAGACCCGCCACGGGCGCGCTGTAGGCCCTCTACAGGTAATGCCTAAGAGCGCAGAGGCTTTTGGGATCAGCAGCTACGACCTTCACCGTGACTGTAAGGCTCAGATCACGGCTGGCATCCTCCATATGGAGAAGTGCATCAGCGTAGGGGCGCAGACTTACAACCAGCTTGCAGCGTGTCACGTTGCTGGCTGGGGCGGCTGGAACAAGAAACTCAACCGGAAGGCCCAAGCCTACCGCGCCAAATATGTGCGTATGGCTCAGGCGTCCAAGGTGCCATCATGGGCAGGGACATTATACACATGGTAGAGGCTATGATGTTTATGGGGGCCGTCATGCTTGCTTGCGTGACGGTCCTCGTGATCGGGCTTACAGGACTACTAATCCTGATGGGCTGGGACTTGACAATAGAGTTATGGGGCAAGCTAAGATACAAATAGGTGCTGATATGGATTCAACTCCTCATCATAACGAGAAGACAATAGAGACTGTCATTCGTATGTGGAAGGACCACAAGACTGGCACTCAAATAGCCGTCAAACTGGATATGACTCGCAGTGCAGTGATGGGACTTGTTAGCCGTCTCCGCGCCAAGGGCTTCCTTGAGTACCGCGATCCTGCGGCGAAAAAGAACGCTACGGCAGATGAGAAGCGCAATAAGCTGCGCAATCCTTATGTGCCTAGCCACAGACGGCAAAGACTACCGCCGCTGCCCCCGATCAAAGAAGACAGCGGTATTGTTAGGCTTTTTGATCTGAAGGCTTCATCGTGCCGGTTCATCGTCAATGATAGCCCAAAGGCGGCTGACTTCTTGTTTTGCGGTCAACCCAAAAAGGTCGGCTCGTACTGCCAAGAGCATCATGACATCTGTTTCGTGAAGCCACAGCCGCGCAATAAGGGGGTAAGGCGTAAACCGTTCCAGCTAAACCCAAGATACGCGGAGAAAAAATGATACTCCAATTAAACCCTCCAATACCGCTTGATACACCAAAGGGCAAAGCTATCGCCCACTTCATGGTAGATTATGGGATAGAGCATCACTGGTTATGGGTATGCTTTCACGAGGACGGGGAGTGCTGGACATGGCAAAACACGGACATCAAGGCGAGGCCAAACCCGACGTTTGGGAGAAACATAGAGTCATCAAATCAGGTTGGCACTACAGCTTTGGCTGGCTGAGACGCCCGGATCTTGACGATAAGGATATGGGCCTTTGGGCCTATGAAGAGCCAAACGGCGATCATAGAATGTCATCTGACCCGCGCCATGAGCGCGCTGCTTATCTTGATTTATGGGAGGCTCCCGGTGGAGAGCAATATTTCGCCTTCAGTTGCGTGCCAAGAACCAAAGCCTAAGTCTTTCCATGACATAAAACGCGAGGTTTGCCATAAGCACGGCATCACCTTGTCTGATTTAGACGGCGACAGAAAGTTCAAGAAGTTCGTGGAAGCGCGCGGCGAGGCATGGTGGCGCGGGCGTCATGAATTGAAGAAGGGCTATTTGTGGCTTGCGTTCTACAGCGGACAGAAAGATCATACGACTGTGATTCATGGCATTAAGCGCCATGAAAAGAAGATTTCACTAGCTTCGCAAAACGCGAAGGACGATTCCAAGAGGGAAGCGTCTAACCTGAGCCAATGACTTGTCTCTGGGTTTTCAAGAAAACTGTCACAGCGTCGGATCGTAACGCTTACTGCCCCGGCTCCAGTTTTGCGTGCCGGGGCATTTTTATGTCAGGGCAGTTTTGCCTTAAGAGATTCCACTTCCGCTGACAATTCTTTGACAGCATTGATAAGCGCAAAAACCAAAGGCGTAGTGTTAACGCTCAAAAGGTCTGTGACGGCCCCGGTTTCCTTGTCACTATATTGCCAAGTGTCCACCATCTGCGCGAATGGCGTGTTTTGCACCTCTTGAGCAATAAGACCGACGTTTATCTTACCGTCATTCACAGTCCCATACTGACCATTAAATTGGTATGTGACAGTGCGGATTTGCTTCAATTCTGCAAGACCGTGCCCATAATCAGACACGTTTTTCTTGATCCGAGAATCTGAAACATTAGTCCAAGCAGTCGTGCCAAATGCTTGTGGCGTGATGCCGGATTGAACGCGGAAATAAGTGCTGGAGGTGGCAAAGTTAGGAGCGCCAGCGGCATAATGCTCCATGCCTGAAGCTGTGCCAAAAATGCTTGAACTAGCTGTCACGTTAAAGTTGCAAATTCCACCAGCAAATCCAATCGCGTCAAATGCGGCAGACGCACTAACTCTAACAGAGTTAAAGGTACCCCTTCCTGTAGTCGTGACGCTTGAAAAAGAAGCTGCGCTTGTGGTCCCCACGCCAAGAGCGGTTGCAGCAGCGGCGGCGCTAGTAGCCCCCGTTCCGCCGTTGGCGAGGGCAACGACACCGGTCACATTGGCTGCGCTACCAAGAATATTGCCGCTGACATCTGAGCCAAGAACGGTGGCGCTCGCAGTCATTGCGCCTGTGCCATTGGCTTTCAAATAACCAGTCAAAGTTCCAGCCACGCCCGTGCCGCCATTAGCGGCGTTTAAGACCCCGGCAAGGGTAAAAGTTCCAGAGGTCGTGATTGGATTGGAGCCACTGACCGTAAGGCCAATCGTTCCGGTCGAGAAGCCAACCGACGTGACGGTGCCGGTCCCGCCCCCGCCAGTAGGCGCTTGAGAGGTCCATGTCGTGCCTGTACTGGTTAGGACATTGCCGCTCGTACCCGGCGCAATAAATCCAACAGCGCTCGTTCCGTTGCCGACCAGTACGTTATTGGCCGTCAGCGTGCTTGCGCCCGTGCCACCGTTAGCGACCGATACGGGAATACCCAAGGTAATTGTGCTACCTGAAACCGTGATGGCTGCATTGCCAGAGGCAAGTCGCACGTCATCGGCAAAGGCCATGTTCGTTCCATCGGAATACACGAACGAACGCCGACCTTGAGGCAGAATAATCCCAGAACCTCCGGGGGCCTCCGTGTACATAGTCACGGTAAAGGAGCCGGTCGTGTTGTTGTACACAACCCAGCTACCACCGACCGCTTCAGACGCGCTAAGGCGCTTCAACGGCACGAATATCTGTACGTTGCCGGTCAGCGTGCCAGTTAGAACGATTTGCTGGTTCTGCGCCTCTGGACGAGTGAGGTTAATGTCTAGGTTGGAGAGAGATTTACCAACAGAAGAGCCAAAAGCTCTGTCAATGATGTCCCAGTCAGCGTTAACAGGCACGTTCCACGTATTGGGGTAATCGCCGTTTGCGGGCTTCTCAATGTCCTTATTGCCGGTGAAGCTGGAAGTCATGTCATTACCCTCAGATGTGCCTGTTTGCGATCTCTAGCGCCTTGGCGATATGCTCATCCGGCGCATTGAGAAGCGGTTTTGTGCTTTCACTGTGCTTATTCTTAGCCCGTTCCGCCATGGCTACAAGCCTGTCAGCGTGTGCTTCAGAGTTCATGACCTTGCCGCCTGTGGCGCGGCCCATCCGGTCAGGTGGCATCCCGTACCCGGTTTCCTTCTCTTCAGGATACATGCCGGGGATGTTTCTGACAGGAGCAGGAATAACCACTTCAGGACGAAGTATGGGAGCGCCAGCCCTCTCCGCGCCAATCTGCATTGACCTAGCCAGACCGCGAACGCCGGAGCCAAGGCTTTCAGCCGCAATTGAGCCCATGATGGAGCCGGGGATGCCGTGGAAAGACCCCGCGATGCCACCAACCACAGCCGGGGCAACGCGCTTTGCTGCCTTAACAAACAGGCCCTCTTTCTCATCGTCAGATATTTTGCGGGCATTGATGATCTTGGTCGCCTCTGAAAGACGGCGCATCTGACTGATCTCAGCCGGCGTGAACACCTTCTTGGCAAGGGAGATGTTATCCGGCGCAAGGAAATCATCAATCTTTTTGGGCAGCCCAGTTAAATTATTTTGGAAGTCAAAAGCATAGTTCTTGATGTAACGGTCAACCGCTTCCATGCCGGGAGAACCCCTGCCAAGGGCGGATTCCAGCTTATCATAGACTTGCGTGCCCATTCTGCCTTTAAGCAAATTGGAGTTAATAACCGCTTGAGCGCTCTCAGCGGCAGCCGCATCTGGGAAGGCCGTCATCCCGCCATCAGGCTCTTTAAACTTTTCAAAAGCCTTGCGGAACACCTGATTGGCGGCGTCTTTCCCGTAGAACGTCTGGCGGTAAATAGACCACAAGTCGCGGGACCTTTGCATATCCGCAATGACTTGCGCGCCGTTGCCGTAGAACAAGTTGTTCTTCACACCCTCGTCTATGGAACTCATAAAGCCCTTTTTCATAGCCTGAATGGCGACACGATCCTCGCCGGAGGCTTTAGCCCAAAGGGTATTAAGACCTTTATTGACCTCATCAAGATTGCGCATATTGATGGGCTGATTAAGCGGCATACTTCCCTCACCAACTTCGTCCAATAACCTCAATGCTTGCGGTGCATAAGTGTACTGAGGAAGCCGCGTAAAATCTGTTGGCAGATTGCGCGCATTAAGTTCTTTGCGCACAGACGGAGCGACAAGATCAGTGAAATCTTCCGCGAAATGACCGGGATGAGAGAATGTCTTATCATACTGAGCTTTTGCCATACTGTAGTAGTCGCGCTCAGTTTGATAAAGCTCTCTAGCTACAGCCGATTCAGCAGGGCGCGGGCCAGCCATGGCTTGACCAGTGGCAGCAATCTTCTCACGCGCTGCCATGGCAGCTTCTTCAGCAGCAGGAGCAGCCGCTTCAGGAGCGCGCTTGCCTGTAACCATGCTGCGAGAAGGATCAATTCCCTCAGATTTAAGAAGGGCTTCGCGTGCAGCCGCGACAGATATGCCCTTTTGGCCCATAATTTCTTCAAGCTGGGGACGGATACGCTGGATATCATCGGGACTGAGCCGGCTACCAAACGCCTCCTCAATAACCCTATTTGCCTGCGGCGTTAGATTCCCCGCCTCATCAACGACGGGCGGTTTCTTGGCAAAGCGACCGGCAATGCCACCAATGGCGGGGCCAAGTACCGCACCAGCACCCGCACCAATGGCGGCATCCCGTGCAGCCTTCTTCAGCGCCTCCTCATCCGTAGAGAAAGGACCGCCGCTTTCAACATAAGAACCCGCGCCAGAAAGAAGTGCGCCGGTCGTTGACGCCTCAGCCGCGCGCCCAGCAAGCTCTCCCGCACGCGGAGCAACCGCAGCCTTAGCCACCTGACCCGCTCGCGCCAAAGGACCCAAAGGCACGGCAAGACCACCAACGAAGCCGGTAGCGGTTCCTACCTTGGAGGCAGTGGGGCTACGTCTGGCGAGGGCTTCCTCATAAGCCTTCTGCTCCTTATAGACCTCCTCATAAGGGCGACCCGTAGAGGCTTTAGTCGCAAGGGCCGCAACATGGGACGGCACGTTAAACAGAGCAGTGTTTAGGGCGCTATATGTGCCGGCCTTTACAGATTCCGGCACAATTCCTTCCGCAGCCTTTACCTTGGCCTCGTCATCAAGAGCCTGTCGCTCGCCAGACGTGATCCTTGGTGCGGAGCGCTGTTCAGGCACGCCAATACCAAGGTCAGCATCAGACAGAAGGGTTGGCTGACCAATGCCAAGATCGGCGTCGGAAAGAAGCCCGTTGCTCATTGTCCCACCTTCTGCCAACCGGTGCCCATCCAGCGATATTCACCCTTGCCGGGAACAGTATAGACCTTGCCTGATTCGCGCTGATTCTCCGGCGGAATGGCGGTTGCCGTAGTTTCCTGATCCCGATCAGCCGGCGCAGAATAGCGACCAAAGTTATATGTCCGTGACAGGCTATCCAAGTCACGCCTCTCAACACCTTTCCCAATCGGGATTTCCTCAAAAGCTCTGCC